TGGTCTCGTCCCAACGGCTTTCTAAGAGTACTTTTGACATTTCTTATTTTCTCCTAATATGTCTATAATTAAAGCCCTGCCAAACGCTTAATATCGATGACATTATCATATCCTTCGACTTCAACTTCTTGTTTAATGGCAGTTTTATCACCTGTCACTTCTGTAACCATAGTAGATTCTGTTAATGCTTGTTTTGCAACAGGCTTTGTAACATTACCTGAGTTCAGAACTGCTGGTAGATACTTATCGAAAGCGGACTTAAGTTTTGGTGTCTGTACGCTTTCTAGTAAGTCCTTCATTACTACAGCCTTTTCTTTGCTTAATGGTCCTAGTAAATCACCTAGTACCTTTTCACGCTGATTAGATTCTTTAATAATGCGAACTTCACGGTCCTTTGATTCAACTAATTTCTTAGTTTGTTCAATTTTCGCAATGGATTCAGCCAATTGTTTTTCTTTTTCAACAAGTTGTCCCATTAACTTGCGTGTTTCAGCCTTCTCATTTAAGTGAGTAACACTGAATTCGCTTGCAAATGTTTCAAATATCTTGCGACCAAAGTTGTTTTCTCTTGCCACTTTGATATCTTCTTTCAATTGACTTAATTCACCCTTTAATTGTCCAGCTACAGCAACTTTTATCTTCTCTGCACTTTCTTGTACAAATTTCTGCTTTAATGCAGCAAGTTGCTTGCGACCTTCGGCAACCAATTTAACCTTAGCTTCAACCACTGCTTTCTTATCCTGAGAAAACTCTTTAATTTCTCTTGCTAATGCATGGACAACAAATCTTTCTAATTTCTGTTGGTGTTCCATTTGCAGTTTGCGGTCATTGCGTAATTCTTTAATTTCTTCAGCTAGTTTTGTAACCATGAAGTTGTTAAATTTTGTAGCATTTTCACGCAATTTATGTTGTGCTTTTACTCGGTCTTCTTGCATTGCTTTTTTCTCTTGACGGAAATCTGCGATTTCCTCAGAGAGATGGTCTGTAACCATCTTATCAAGGGCTTCAACCATTACGCTTCTGTCATGCTCATAGCGTTGTGCGAATTCCTCACGGAGTTCTGCACGAACTTGTTCGCGGGCTTCGTTTAACTTAGATTCCCAGGCTTCGTTTAATTCCTTGCCTACTTCTTCGTTAATCAATCCACTTTCAAGTAATGGTTTGATAGCATCAAACATGCTTTATTCCCCTTTATTAATTTTGAGATCCTTTATGAGGCGTAATACTTCCTCTTTCAAGAACCTTTGCACCTTTTTGTCGCCCTTAGCATCTTTTGCTATATCCAATAATTTATGACCGTTACGCATATTCATCATACCTTCATAAATTGCTTTTGGATAAGCATTCGGTGCGCTAGGTTGAGCGACAATATCTACAGTGATTATTTCAAAATCACTGACACGGCCATCTAAATCATTTACATTACCTGATCCACGACTAGATACGCCAAGCTTTACACCACTTTCCAACATTGTCTTTACTAATTGACCCATTGGAGTTGGTAATATTTTTAATTTTCCAAACCCATTCGCCCCGTCCATCCACATACTTGTTATCATATGTGATACACGGTCCAAATTAATTTTTAAATCGTCTGGATGATCAACTTCACCCAATACTGAATAACCTTCTTGAATCTGTTTGTTTAAAGTATCTACAGCAGTTTCAATTTCAGATACGGGGTAGATACGCTCATTTGCGTTCTTTACCCCGCCCTGAATGAAAATCCCTTTCATATAAAGAGTTTTCAACTCACTGCCTTCTTCTCTAACACTTTCAACGACCATGTTAGCACGGTCAAATGTTAGATTTTCTCGGAGATACAAAGCCATTTGCTCTCAGATTCCTTTAAACACGCTTCTTAACTTTTTTAGACTCAGCTACTGGACTTTTTACTTTTCCTGCTTCGTCTTTAGTGACTGGCTTTGGTGTGGACTCACCTTTTTCTTTAAAGTTATTTTGTGCTGGAGCATTCTTAAATGATCCTGCACCTTTTACTTGAGTTTCACCCTTACTGTATGCATTGCTTGGACCCTTAGGACTTGTTGGTACAGCTTCGCTCTGTCCACTAAATTTTACTGGATTAGCACCTGTAGCGACAACCTTAGGTTTTGTCAATGCTACTGATTTTGTATTAGCACCATCATCACCACCTATTTTTGAACCGTACAATCCTGGAACTTGTTTTAATTGAACATTTTCCATCATTGCTTGTTCATCTTCTTCACCGCTCATTGACATGTCCATTTCTTCTTCATCATCTGGCATGCCGTCAGCATCTTCTTCGCCATCATCACCCATGTCAAACTTAGCTAAAAGTGCGTCAAGTTCATCCTCAACATCAACGATTCTATCTTCTAAATCATCGATCCGTTCTTCAGGACTACCTTCGCTATCCATACCTTCTTCATCGCCCATCTCTGCATCGATGTCAATTTCTTCATCTTCATCTTCTTCTAGACCAGATTCATCTGATTCAACATCAGCACCAATCTCATCTAAAAGGTCTGTTGTTTGTGTATGACCCATACCTTCTTCAACCGCATCATCATCGTCATGTGCGCTTTCTTCAACAGCATCATCATCGTCATGTGCGCTTTCTTCTAGGTCATCTTCCGCTTCTTCCATCATTTCTTCTTCCATGATGGATTCATATATTTCACGGCTCTTTTCTACAACGATTTCGTGAAATAAATCACGGGCTCTTTCTTGGTCCTCATTGATAATCAAATCAATAAGCTTTTCAAATTTTTTATTATCCATTGAAAAAATCTCCTGTTAGTAAATGGCTTTGTAGAATTATTTAGTGGGTATCATAAAAAACAGCACAATAAGTGCTGTTTTTTTGCGTTTTTATCCTAAATATATCTATTATAGGCTTGGTGCAGCACCTTCTGCTTCTTGAGCTGGTGCATATTGTTTACGAATATCTTTTAGATGTTCCGTTCTTTCATAATTTCTTACATCTAACATCTTACGCAATTTACGAATTTGTTTTAATGTAAGCTTAGTTTTTCTAGATTCTCTCCACTTAGGTTTAGAGTTATCAGCTTCTTCATCCTGATATCCCGGTATAGCGTGGTCAAACATTTCAAATAATTTCATAATCTAGTATTTATCATAATGTTGGACTTGGTAGTCCACCTGCTCCTGTTGCAGAAACATCTGCTGCTTGTTGATTTCCTACAGGACCTGCAACCTCAGCTCCTTCTTCTTCCTCAGGAGGATTTTCTAAATCAGTTGTTAAATCTGTATCTGATTGTATATCTCCTGAACTTATACCAACACTTCGCAAATCAGCAGTTTGTGCAGAATTATCTTCAGGTTTACTGCGTTCTTCTTTCCATAACTTCTCATTTTTAGCTATTTCTTCCTCAGTAAGACCTAAAAATCTTTCTAATGCAAAACGCTTACTGATATATGGAAATGCTTCCATCGTACTAAAAGTACTTACTCTAGCAGTATCTAATTCACTTTGACGATAGGCAGCAAAATTTTGTGGTGGGTTAAATTCTAAATCAAATAATCCACTATCAATATTGAAACCTCTCCAACGCAAGAATAATTTAAATTCTTCGTCAAGTTTATTACTCATATATTTTTGTAACCGCTCACAATACTGGTTAAATCTATACTCCTGTATCATAGCAGTACCAACACGACCATCACTTAATGGAGTGGTGTTATCATCAGGACCAGTAGGTAAATAACTACTTGGTACACGCAAACCACGAGCTAATCTGTTATTAAAATATCTTAAATCATCAATTTCACCAAGATTTTGACCACCAGGCAAAACTTCTACACTAGAACCTCTTCCGTCCGCAGTAACTGGAAAGAAATAATCTTCGTTCATACTTAATGGATTATATGTTGCATCCAATACTGCTTGACCACCATAAATGCTAGGAATTCTGCGTTGGTGAATTTCATTTTTAATACGCTCAACGAATGCCATTGCTAAGTGACTTGGCATATTACCAACATCAATCTTAAACATTCTACGCTCAGGAGCTCGTTGAACACGGTAAATTAATACTGCATCTTCTAATAATTCTTTTTGTTTATATACTTTAAAAATATTTTCTAAAATACTTTGCCCAAAAGGCCAAAACTTATCTAAACCTTCAGTCAAACTTAGATGCACAACATGTTTAGCATCAATTGCACTTTCACCTTGCCCTAATGTGAACCTGCTACCTGTTGTATTATAAGGCATAGCAGGAACTGTATAACCATTTGTTTGTGCTCCACCACCAGTACCACCTAATCCTGTAGCTGGATTTGCTGCAAAATCTGTATTTGTTTTTTGCGCTACTGTTAAGTTTTGTAAATTGATGTTTAAATCTTTAATAACATATTGATCTGGTAGTTTACCTTCGCTTTCATTAACAATAACTTTTACAACTTTAACCATATCTACCCAATACAACTTAAAGTTCTCTGGGTCACGAACAAAAACTTG